GGCTTCATTAGCAGTGGCACGAACATTGAATCGTGCCAACATCTTCCCAAGGAGTGGAACCATACAAGGGCGATCTACGTCGGCAAAAATCCTGCGGCTCAGGAATGTCGCAGCCCCATCAATCCTAGGCGACTTGGCCTTGAGCACCATCTTAAAGCTTGCTACATCATTGACCCACTCTGTGAGGTTCAGCCTGCGGTTCATACGCGCCAGGATGTCATCACCAAGAATTACAGCACGGGCACGTAGTTTCTGTCTCCGTACACAAACAGCAAACATCGTGCCATTGTATGTTGAATTTCTTGGAGTGGTTGATGTAGTACCCGTTGGGAGCTGGTACTTCAGGGTCGCCTCTAACCCATACTTATAATTAACAACCTTATACTCTTCTAGCTTCATCAATAGCTTTCTGAACCAACTTGGGAGGTTCAGCTTTGCGAGCCAGGCATCATAAATGAGCGCTGTCCTTGAGCGCTGTTCACGGTCGTTTCTGGAGAAATCCCCCTCAACGGTCTCCTTCAAGCTCGCATCATCGAAGAGAAATTCGCAAAGTTTCGTGTCCGTCGTCTTGTAGGCGAACTCGATCTTCACGTCTCCGATGGGAACCTTGAGTACCCTCGTTAAGTGGATTAATCTATCCATTACGACCATGGAAGCAGGGCCGGTTACGGCGTTGAATGCATCGTTACCAGCGTATATTATGCGGGGAGCCCAAGTCTCATCGTCCCGCTTTAATAGGGCCTCAGCTTTTACACTGAGAGTTTTTGCCCCTAGGTACTTGCTGCTGCATCCGGGTATTTCACCGTACGCAGCCTCCATCCTAGTACGCTTGGCAGGGTCGAATTTTGCCATCCATCTCTCTCGATCGGCATCATTCTCGTCCCATGCACTGAACAAGTTATCAGGAATTTCATCGATAACTTTCATTGCTTCTGCGAAGCTCACGTCCGAAATATCGTCTTCAGGTCCATCTTGCATGAAATTGCTGCGCTTATTGAAAGCAGCCATGAAAGAGTCAAAGTCTGGCGAGGTCACTACTGGAATCGCGCCCTCCACTACAGCCCCCAATTGATTAAGAGGGTTGAGTGGTTCACGAACGTCAGTAGGATCAACCAATTTGACTGGAACCTTGAATTCAATATCACGAACGGCTTGCACGTTCATTCTTCCTCCTAGCTCGGCACCGACTGTCTCGTGACCAGTATAAGTGTTAAGTGTGGGTGGACCGAATTGTGCATCACACACCCTCAACTCCCGCATCTTGGCATTGCGGTTAACAACACGTTTGTGTTGATGAGTTGAAGGGCGGACCTTCGTCATAGTATTTTGTTGGTTGTGTTGGTTGGGTTGGTTGGTTTGGTTGGTTGGTGGTTGGTGGTT